GTTATTAGCCGGGCTCCCTCTCACCTTTAATTATTCATCCAATCTACCGGCTTTACGGAGACCGGCAATTACTGAACGACGTTTTGAACGGGTAGAAGCTTCATCATCAAGTTCTAAACCAATCTCTTCGGCAATAGCCTTAAGTTGTTTAGTTCCTAGTGATTCAATCTCTTCTACTGTATAGACCTGTTCCTCTTCGTCCTCATCCTCTTCGTCTGTGGCAGCAGCTTTTGCTTTTTCAAAGGCTTTTTTCTTTTCCTCAAAGGTATCATAGTCATCAAGATCAATATCTAAACCAAGTTCATCAATCTCTTCTTCCATTTGGTCAAGGAGATCTTCTTCATCTAGTTCTTTTGACTTTGATTTTTTTGATTTTCCCTCTTTTGCACTATTTTCTTTAGCCTTTTTAGAACTCTTTGATACAGGTTCTTCCTCTTCTGTTTCGTCATCCTCTTCGACATCTTCTGGTTCCTCTTTTGATTTACTTGAAGTAGAAGCTTCTTCATAATCATCCAAAGCCATGAAATCAGATACTTGCATATAGTATCCTTTACCATCTGCTCTTTCATTGCCTTCTTCTACTTCAATAACAAATTCCTGACCTTCATCGATAGCTTCATCTAAATCCAGGTCTTGAACTGAGTTACCAATTTCAATTCCCATACATTCTAACAATTCTCTAAGCTTCCACAAAGCTTTCGGTGTAATGAATGTGCTGGTGGAAATTGTAGAACCTTTACCTTTTCCAGAAGTTACTTGGAAAGTCCATTTAATAAAAGTTCTTCCCTCATCATCTTCATTAGATTCAGCTGAGATAGCTTTAACCACATATTCTCCGGGGTGTTGGATGAACTTACCGCCCTCTTCCTCTTCCCAGTTAATTGTGACTGTGTTTTTAGATTTTTTAGTTTTTTTAACCATTTTAATTTTCTCCATTTATTAAATCAATGATATCATCGTAGGAAGCATCAACCATAACTGGTTCAACTTCCTGGTTCTTTGGGACCCTCACTTTTGTTATATAGATTGGATGAGGACCGACCCTCAAACAATACTGGGCTTCTGTGGATGTTTTAGTTTTTCTTTGCCTGATGAAGCAATTACCTATAAAATCCACTGCTGCCAGTAAACTGCTTGAAATTGATGGCATGAGTCTAGGTCCAACCGATGGGTCAATCCTATCATCATCGCCTTCTTCATCACCTGCATTAAATGCTCTTTCATGGGAAAGATAAACTGTATTTAATTCCAGGTCTCTGAAATCTATAAGAAGTGGACCATAAGTTTGAGCAATTTCTCCCCAGTCAGATTTTGACATGGTTCCCCAGTTACCAATCTTATTTGGATCTACATTGGGTTTCTTGCGTTTCCTTAGGTCCTCTAAAAATAAAGCTTGCCCTGCTGTGGTTGTATCTAATACCACGGTTTTGAATTCATTTGGGTGGTCTTTCAAATACCAGTATATAGCATATAAATCTTCCACAGAAATTGCTCTAACAACTTTTACTCCTTTTATCTTTTTAGCTATGAGATAACCTTTTTCGTCTTTCATATCTACTAAAAGTAAAGGCTTTGGAAAAGTTGTTGCTAAAGTTGTTTTACCGGAACCAGGTTTCCCATAGAATAAACAATTAATATATTCTTCTTCCTGGTTTGGATCAACAAATTCTAAATCCTCAAACTCCTTAGAGGGTTTGGATTTATTCTTCATCTGGTTCTTGTGAATCATCTGAGTTGCTCTCCTTATATTCAAATTTTAACATTGTTGAAGTATCTAAGTTTTTAAGTTCTGCTTGGCATAATGGGTAGAATTCACACCAGCTACAATCTCTGGTAATGTTTCTATCCTTTATCTTTCCGGCATTTTTAAGTATTTCCTTTGCTGTGCATTTTGCATCCTCAAGAATATTTTTCTGGACCGATTTATTAAATGGTAAATAATGTCTTACGTAAAAATCTTCCTCTTTACCTTTAAGAAGTTCCTTCATATCCTTATAGTCGTCAATATTTAATCCAGCTTCTCTAATGGCTTTTTTATAAATGTCCCAAGTTGTGTCCATCCTTGCTGATTTACTTAAAGAACCATTTTTTAGAATCTCCGGTTTAGTGGGTTGTTTCCACCGAATATAGTTCCAAACCATACCTTCCGGATTAGGGAAGTTCTTCAGTTGATCCATTGCCCAGCCATAAAGATTTGATTGGATATTTAAGTAAGCAACATCTCCTTTCGGCAAAGTCTTATGAGTCTTGTGGTCCATAAGCCATATTCTATCATGGTCATCTTGAACTACCATATCAATTACTCCACCAAACCAGATACCAAGTTCCGGAATAAGTGGAACAGAAAATCTATGTTCTGCAACCCTTGTTCCTTCTGGATGTTTAATTGGGTAAGGTTTAAGATCGTCGTTTTTATAATAAGAAAAATAACCTTCCATGATATCTGATATCATCTCTTCCATACCAAAGTATTCTTGCTCTTCTTGGAACACCTTATAGTTATCTTGAATAAATTGATCAAATACTTCCCATGGATCTTCATGTTTAGCTTTTGCTTCTATCATAGCATGAACTATGGTTCCACGAACTAAAGCATTTGGTTTATGTCTTTTCTCTAATTTTAAGATGTATTTGTAATAATAGAGTCTGTGACAATGTCTCCAGTTCTTTAATCCGGATTGATGTATCTCTAAAACTTTATCAGTCATTTTTGTTCTCCCTTGTTTATGGTGATAATAAATAATATTTTAATATTGTAAACCTTATTCTTTGGATTCTCTCCAAACTGTTCCTTTCGACCATGGGCCAATTTCCACTTCTGCTTCAATTGGAATACCAAAGTGAACATTTAATCTGGAAAATATAGAGGGGTGTTCCATATAGTTTTTAAGATCTTTACAAACCTGGTCAAGAAAATCATTTCTAACTTCCAACATGATTGCATCATGAATAGTACCATTTGGTCTTACCACATCATTGGAATATTTATTACAAATATCGATGAAAGCATTAAGATTAACATCACTAGCCAAAGACTGAACAGGACTGTTAATACTATTGCGTTCAGCTTGGGCGATGGCCATACGGTTCTCCGAGTTATCTGGTAATTGTGCTTCATAAAGTCTCCTTTTTCTTCCAATTAAGTTTCTGACATATCCATGTTTATGAACAAACAATCTTTGTCTTTTGTGCCATTCCGGCAAATCTTGGTAAAGTCTAAAAAATCCTTTTCGAGTATTCTGGGCTTCCTTTTCTGAAAAGACCTGTCCATAATTATCTCGGGCATAATCCATAAACTTTTTCCACCCCATACCATAGATGAAACCAAAGTTAATAGCTTTACCTTTTTTGCGTTGTTCCTTAGTCATGGTTTTTGGATCAATACCGAAAATTGATTCCACAGTTCTTGTGTGGACATCTACTCCGGTAAGATAACAGGTTCTTAATTCTCTATCCTGAGACATCTCCGCTGCGATTCTTAATTCGGCTTGTGATAAATCGGCTTCCACCAAAGTCCATCCTTCTGGAGCATCAATGATAGAACGAATACTTGGGTCTCTTGGGACCTGTTGTAAATTAGGATCAGAACAAGCTGGTCTACCGGTGACAGTTCCATGAACCTTGAAAGTTGGATGGATTCTTTGGTCTCCAGATTGTTCAGTTAACTTCTTCCATGGGTCCAAGAAAGTAGATATAAACTTAGTGGCCTTCCGGTTCTCAAGAAGTAACTGTGGAACCTCATGCTTATCTTTTAACCGGAGTAAAACGGATTCAGACATGGATGGAGCTCCAGCTGGTGTCTTATCTAGTATAGGTAATTTTAATTTGTTAAATATAACATCTGCAACTTGTTTTGTGCTATTCCAATTTATATCTCCATATTCTTTTAGCTTTTCTCCAGTTTCTGTAGCTATCTTTTGCCAATGCTCCGTAGCTTCTGCTAAAGTTTTTGGATTGATATAAGTCCCATTGTTTTCTGCTCTGGCAAAAGTTCTTACAGCTGGCATTGTTATTTCATTAAATACCCGATAAGTCATTGGATCTTGTTCTAGCATTGGCTTAAAGATTTTATAGAGGTCATAAGTATACCTGATATCTTGGGCTAAATAAGCACAATGTGAAGCAAGGTCTCCATAGCCATTCTTTTCAATATCTGGAATATCATAGATGTCAACTCCTAAATACCTTGCTGATAAAAGTTTCAAACCATGTTGATTATTTTCATCAAGGTTATAATGAGCTAACATTGTGTCAAAAGTAAAGTCTATCCAAACTCCATAGCATTGATATATCCACAGAGTATCAAACTTCCCATTGTGTCCAATTACTTCTTTGTTCTTTATGAAATTGGCTATCTTCTTGATTATCCTTGTCTGCCATTTATGTTTGCCTTTGTGGGGACTTTCTTGATGGTCTAAGGGTAAACACCAAGCATGATTCTTGGTAGCAATACCAATTGAGGCCATGAACTTATCTGGAACAAATTGATCAAGGCCAGAGGTCTCGGTATCTATCGCAATAGCTTTCGATTTAATAATATCAAAGAACATATCTTCCACATCCTCTCCTGTGGTTACAATAGTATGTTCTACTTTATTTTGAATGGATTGACCGGAAACCAATTTAGAAAAAGATTTAATATGTTCTTGAAGTAAAGG